CTCGGCTCGGTCAACACGACCGGGTCGGGTCCCTACGCTCACGCGTTCACCCCCGGGAACCTCGACGGGCTCGGCCTCACGATCCAGATCGGCAAGCCGGACCGCGGGGGCACGGTCCGGCCGTGGAACTTCGTCGGGTGCAAGGTCCGCGATTGGGAGCTCACCGTCCCGGCGAAGGAGGCCGCGTCGCTCAAGGTCGGGTTCTCGGCGAAGGACCTCGACAAGGACGGGACCCCGGCGCTCCAATCGTGGAGCCCCCCGGCCGCGCTGGCCCGGTTCACGTGGGCTCACGCGACCGTCGCCTCGATCCACGGGTCCTCCCCGAAGATCAAGAGCCTCTCGATCAAGGGGGTGAACGGGATCGAGACCGATCGCTACTTCCTCGGGTCCGACAAGATCGACGAACAGGACGAGGTCGATCTCCGGGCCTACACCGCCGAGGCCGAGATCGAGTTCGCCTCCGAGACGATCTTCGACGCGTTCTGGGACGGGACCGAGGCCGACCTCGCGCTGACCCTGACCCGGGGCTCGGCCTCGCTGGCGATCGCCGGGAACTGCCGCCTCGACGGGGACGGCGCCTCCCCGGTCGTCGAGAACCGCGGGAAGCTCACCCAGAAGATCCCGGCCGTGTTCGTCGGCGACGGCACCGACGACGACGCGATGACCATCACCTACACGACCTCGGACGCGACGCCGTGACGATCCAGAGCGCCGCCGTGTCGGTCGGCACCACCGCGACGGCGCTCAACGCCGCCGAGTCCTACGCGCTCCGACAGAGCGGGACCTCGACGAACGGGGCTCTCCCGGCCAGCGCTCCGACCTTCGACGACGTCCGCGCCACCGCTCCTCGCGTCCTCCTCCGCGTAGCCTGACGCCATGCCCGAACACGTCACCTACGGACCCGGAGGGTTCGATCCCGACGCCGACGACGGGAACGTCGTCGAGAGGTTCGAGGTCGAGGCGCCGGCCGAGCTCGCCGCCGAGGCCCCCCTCGCCGAGCGCGTCGAGGCGCTCGAAGAGGCCCTCCTCCCCGAGGGCTAGCCGATGGCCCGGGTAGGGGGCCGAGAGGGAGCGTTCCGGGTCGAGGGGCTCCGGGAGTTTCAAGCCGAGCTCCGAGCCCTCGACCGCACCCTCCCGAGAGAGCTCCGGGCCGGCCTCAAGAGAGCCGCCGAGCTCGCCGCCTCCGAGGCTCGGGAACGAGCCCGAGCGTCCGGAGGGGTCCTCGCGAAGGCCGAGGTCGTCGAGTCGATCAAGGCCCAGGCCGAGCAGCGCGCCGCGAAGATCTCGTGGGGCTCGGCGCGAGCCCCGATGGCCGCGGGGGCGATCATGGGCTCGATCCAGTTCGCACAGTTCCGGCCGTGGGTCGGGGCCTCGTGGACGCCCGGGGTCGCCGGCCAAGGCCCCTACGCCATCAACGAGGCGATCGCCGCGAAGCGCGACAAGATCGAGGAGGCGATCCTCGACGAGATCTCCCGGATCGCGGCGAAGGCCTTCCCCGACTGATCCGTCGTCCCTCGATCGAGAACGGCTCCGATCCGTCGTCGAGGTACTCGCCGACGGCTACCGTCAGGCCTCGACGAGCTCGGCCGAGAGCTCGTGAACCCGACCCGAGGAGACTCGACCGATGCCCGATCCCGACCCGATCATCCGAGTGAAGATCGACGGACACCCCTACGCCCTCCGGCCCCGCGAGCTCAACGCTTGGCAGAACGCCACCTTCGAGGCCGAGACCGGCCGCTCCGTCGAGCACATGATGTATCTCTTCTCCGAGGAGCAGACCCGGACCCTCGTCGTCGTCGCTCAGTTCCTCTACCTGTGCCAGATCCAGCAGGGGGACGCTCACCGGTCGTTCCGGGAGGTCGCCGAGCGCCTCACCTACGCCGCCGAGGTCACCGACCTTTCGCTCGACGGGCTCACCGCGAACGAGACCGGAGACGGACTCGTCGCGCCCGACGACGGGCCGGCCGGCCTCGACCCGGATGCCGACGTCGACGGGCTGGTCGAGCGCCGAGCCGATCTCGACGAGCGTCTCGCCGCGGTCGGCCCGGAGCCCTCGGACCCTACGAGCGCGACCGATGGGTCGCCGACCGACGTCACGTCATCCTCGCCCGGTTCCGTGAGGATCTGAGGACGCTCTACCCGCTCCTCCGGCGCCTCTACGGTTTCACGATGGCCGAGCTCGTGCTCGCCCCCGCGGCCGAGCTCGACGAGTTCGTCGAGGACGCTCGTCGGGTAGTCGAGGCCTCGAAGAGGCCGACCTAGGAGCCGTCGTCCTCGCCGGCCAGCGCGACGGATCCGTCGCGTCGGACTCGGGTTCGGGACGACGGCTCCGTCGTCGAGGTCCGCCCGTCGGCAATGATGGGCGCCGATGGCCGGGAGTCGGAAGCTCGAACTCATCATTGCGGGAGACCCGAAGGGGGCTCTCGCCGCAATGGGCGCGGTCGACGCGAAGGCGGGGGGCCTCGGGGGCAAGTTCTCCGGGCTGGGGACGGCCGCGGTCGCCGGGTTCGCCGTCGTCGGCGCCGCCGCGGTCGGGGCCGGCGCCGCGCTCTACGGGATCGGGAGCTCGTTCGATTCCGCCTATGACACGATCCGTGTTCGGACCGGCGCCACTGGCCGCGAGCTCGACGGGCTCCGGGACGTGTTCCGAGGGGTCGTCCGGGACGTCCCGGCCTCGTTCGGCGACGCGAGCTCGGCGATCGCTGGTCTGAATCAGAGGCTCAACCTCACCGGGTCGGACCTTGAGAACGTCGCCGAGCCCCTCCTCAATCTGACCCGGATCACCGGGGGCGATCTCGACTCGAACGTCCAGACCATGACCCGACTCTTCGGGGACTGGTCGATCGAGGCCGGCCAGATGCCCGCGACCCTCGATCGAGTGTTCCGGGCCTCCCAGGAGACCGGCGCCGGGGTCGACTCCCTCGCGAGCTCCGTTGTCCAGTTCGGGGCGCCCCTCCGACAGATGGGTTTCACGCTCGACGAGAGCCTCGCTCTGTTCGGGAAGTTCGAGGCCGAGGGGGTCAACACGTCGACCGTGCTCTCCGGCATGAGGCGAGGCCTCGCGAACTTCGCTCGGGACGGGGAGGCGCCGGCCGACGCGCTCCGTCGGATCGTCGACCAGATCAAGAACGCCGGCTCCGTCGCCGAGGCGAACTCCCTCGCTCTCGACGTGTTCGGGACCCGGGCCGGCCCCGACATGGCCGCGGCGATCCGGGAGGGCCGGTTCGAGCTCGACGACCTCGTGAGCTCGATCGCCGGGGGGTCCGACACGATCGACCAGGCCTCCCGCGATACCGAGGATTTCGGCGAGAAGTGGACCCGGATCAAGAACCGGGTCCTCCTCGCTCTCGAACCCGTAGCGACCCGGGTATTCGACGCCGTCGGGAACGGGATGGACGACCTCGGCCCGATCGTCGACCGGGTCGTCGGCTGGCTCTCGACGAACCTCCCCCCGGCCATGACCCGGATCCAGAACGTCGCCGAGGACGTGTTCCCCCGGGTCCGCGAGATCTTTGAGACCGTGGTCGGCGCGGTTACGACGTTCTGGGATGAGCACGGAGCCGAGATCATCACGACCCTGACCGAGGTCCGCGACTACTTCTCGACCGCGTTCGACGCGATGAGCCTCATCGTGGAACGGGTCCTCGGGGTGATCTCGAACCTCTGGGATCGGTTCGGGGGGCAATGGCTCGGGCACGTCGAGACCGCATTCTCGGCGATCGTCGAGACCTTCCGGGGGGCCTTCGAGCTCCTCCGCGGGATCCTCGACGTGTTCGTCGGGATCTTCACGGGGGACTGGTCGCGCGCGTGGGATGGCGTCCGGGGGATCGCCTCGGGCGCGTGGCACCTGATCCGAGGGGTAGTCCGGGCCGGGGTGAACGCGGTCTCCGGGGTGATCGGCGCCGGCATGGCCGCGCTCTCCGCGGCGTGGGGGTACGTCTGGCGAGGGATCCGAGGGGTCCTCTCCCGGGTCTGGGATTCCATGACCGGGCTCGTCCGGGGGAGCGTCGCGACCCTCCGGTCGATCATCTCGAACGCGTGGGGGGCGATCCGCGACACGACCTCCCGGATCTGGCGCTCGATCCGCGAGGCGATCTCCGACGCTCTCGGCGGGATCCGGTCCGCGGTCCGCACTACGAAGAACGTCGTCTCGACCGTGTGGTCGGGGATCAAGGCCGCGTTCCGGTCGCCGGTCTCCGCGGTGCTCCGGGTCGTCGTGAACCCGTTCCTCGGGTTCCTCGACCGGATCGCTAACGTCGTCGGGCTCTCGGTCCCTCACTCGTTCGATCTCCCCCGGTTCCACTCCGGAGGCCGGGTCCCTGGCCGCGGGGAGGTCCCGGCGATGCTCCTCGGGGGCGAGGGGGTCCTCAATCGTGAGGCGATGCGCGAGCTCGGCTCCGAGGGCCTCGACGCGCTCAACTCCGGCCGTCGACGCCGGCCCGGGACCGGGGGGTTCGATCCGATCGGAGGGGCGATCGGCCTCGTCCGCGACGGGATCGACTACCTCTCCCAAGCGCTCCTGAACACGGTCACGTCGGGCCTTCGGTCGGCGATCGGAGCGATCGACGGGCAGATCCCCGGGGATTTCCTCCGGAGGGGCCTCCGGGTCACCCGAGCTCCTCTTCAAGGGGTCCTCGACTGGATCCTCCGGGAGGCCCCCTCGAAGGTCGCCTCGTCGGCGATGTTCGGCCCCGGGTCGATCTGGGAGAAGCTCTTCGAGACCGTGCGCCGACAGTTCCCCGACGTCGAGCTCCTCTCGGGGTTCCGGCCCGGGGCGATCACCGCGACCGGCCGGCCGTCGCTCCACGGTCGAGGCCGAGCGATCGACATTTCCCCCCGGATGGACATCTTCGATTGGCTGGCCTCGACGTTCCCGGCCTCGGGTGAGCTCATCTTCTCGCCGGCCGGCGCGCGCCAGATCTACAAGGGGTCGCCGCACCTCTACGGGGAGCCGACCCGGTCCGATCATTGGGACCACATTCACTGGGGGTTCTTCGACCGTGGGGGCTGGCTGTCGCCCGGTCTGACGCTCGCGTACAACGGGACCGGCCGGCCCGAGAGGGTCGTCGGCCCCGGAGGCGAGACGCCCCCGGTCGTGATCCAGATCACGGGGCCGATCATCGGCTCCGACGCCGAGGTCGAGCGGATCCTCGTCGCCGCGTGGGAGCGAGCTCGCCGGAAGGGGTTCGTCCGCACGTGAGCACCCGACCCTCATGGTCGATCGAGTTCTCCCCGACGACCGTTCCCTTCGACGCCGTCCCGGTCTGGGAGACGATCGCCGAGGCCCGAGCGTTCTCCATGACCCGGGGCCGTCAACAAGAGCTCGACGTGATCCAGCCCGGGACCGCGACGCTCACGGTCGACAACTCCGAGCGGACCTTCGACCCGAACAACGCCGCGGGCGCGTACTTCGGGGACCTCCTCCCCGGGAAGAGGGTCCGGGTCCGGGTCACCTACGGCGCCGAGGGCCTCGACCTCCCCGGAGGCGCCGGGGACTACGCCTCGACTCCTGACGCCGGATGGGTCCCCGGCCAAGAGCTCGACCTCCGAGCGCTCGTCGCTCTCGACGATTGGACTCCCGCCGCGGCCGGGGTGATCTTCGCCCAGACGAACGCGTCCTTCTCCGACGCCTCCGTGTTCTGGGGGGTCACGACCGACGGACGGCTCTCCCTGACTTGGTTCACGGCCGCGGGCGCGGCGACGACCGTCGAGTCGGCCGTCCTCGGGTTCGAGGACGGGACCGCTCACCTCGTCCGAGCGACCCTCGACGTCAACAACGGAGCCGGTCTCTACGAGGTCAAGTTCTACGAGAGCACCGACGACGGGGCCTCATGGACCCAGATCGGGAGCACCGCGACCGGCGCGGCCACCGCTGTCCCCCGCAACAGCACAAGCGCTTTCACGATCGGGTCGACGCCGGCCGGGTTCCCGTCGGCCGGGGTCGTCTACCGGGTCGAGGTCGGGATCGCCGCGATCGGGACCGTCGACGTCGTCGTCCGGTTCACCGACGGGCAGAGGTTCACCCCGGGAGCCTCCTCGGGGATCGACACGGCCGGGAACACGTGGACCGTTCACGGGTCGGCCTCGTTCCCGGCCCGGACCCGGACGCTCTTCGGGGGGTTCGCCGAGGGCTGGCCGGTCCCGGCCCGGACGCTCGGCGAGGCCCCGGTCGAGCTCGTCGACGGGTTCGGGCTCCTGTCGGCCGCGGAGATCCCCGACGGGTCCCCGTTCGAGGCGACCCTCCGGGCGCTCGGCCCCGTCAACTACTGGAAGCTCACCGACGCCCAGGGGTCCGACTCGGTCGCCGACTACGGCACCGACGGGACCCCGGGGAAGGCGAACGGGGGCGCCGCCGACGCGCTCGGGGGGACCGGCCTCGACGCCGGCTCTGACGGGACCGCGCTCGACGTCGACGGGTACAACACCGACGCGATCGTCGACGTCTCCGCGGCCGACGGCGCCGACTGGTCGACCCTCGTCGTCATCCTGGCCGCGGACGCCGTCGGCTCCCGGGCCGGGATCATCCTCGACACCCCGAGCCGGACCCTCTACGTCGGGGGCTCCGGAGGAGGGGGCTCCGAGGGGAAGCTCTACGCGTTCGAGCCGACGTCGCCGACCGCAGTCACCGGGAACGACACGAACGCCCGGGTCGACGACGGAGCGACCCGGCTCGTCGTCGTCCGGAGGACCGGCGCCGGGACCTACACGTTCGAGATCAACGGGGCCTCGGCCGCGGCGTCGGCCCGAGCCGCGGTCCGGCCGGGGACGCCGGTCAAGTCTCAGATCGCGTGGAGCGCGTGTCGACTCGGCGAGTCGGTCTCGAACGAGGGGGGCCTCAAGGGGACGATCCAGCACCTAGCGCTCTTCGACCGGGTCCTCTCCGCTGGCGAATCCGCGGCGCTCGCCGACGCGTTCGAGGTCTGGGGGGCCGACACGATCGACG